GCAGAAAAAAGAAGACTACAACACAGTCAATCAGAAAATCCAGGAGAGACTTTCAAGAAGGAATAAACAGAGAGAAAGTTCAAAGGCTACATCAGAGAAGACTAAACAGAAAGGAGTCAACAATGAAGAAGGAGATTAATTATCTTACACTCTACATTTGTACAGTAGTCTGGGCAGTGATTGTTGCTATTTCGGTAGAGAAAAGAGGAGCCCGGAAATTTGTTACAAAAGTTGTTAGAGTAGAAGCTGAAAAGCCTAATACAGACTGGACAGATGTGGAAAATCCACAGAAAAAAGCTTATTTGGAGCATCTTTATAACACAAGTTATGGCAAAGAGTAAAAAATCAAAGACTAAAGACTGGATTAAACTTGTTATGTATGTGATCTTAATGATTACAGCAACAAGTTTGTATGCAGAATATGTAGTAAGTAGAGAGTTGAATGGTTTTATTCAACTGACAGCTACCATAGTTATGGTGGGCTTAGTAATATGGATACTTAACAAAGTAGTAGTCCATTTAACAAACATTTTAGAAATCAAACTATTAAAGTAAAAGATCATGATTACAATTATCTTAATTATTGCAGCCCTTATTCTTGGTGGAATTATGGCAATTCCAAATTTTGTAAAGTACAGTAACATGTACAGTAATGAACAAGACACTAAAGAAGGTCAAGCTATTTTTAGAGCAGCTTGGAGAGGTGTATTAGTGTTTATTCTTTTGTTGATTACAGCATTTGTGCAACCGTTTGCATTTGAGCGTGTTGATGCAGGTAATGTTGGTATCAAGATTAAACTTACTGGTAATTCCCGTGGTGTATCAAACTATGAATATAAAACAGGATGGGTAATGTATAACTCTTGGACAGAACAAATGTTAGAATTCCCTACATTCCAGCAACATATTGAGTATGATGACCAGGTTATTATCACAAAAGGAGGTTTCTCAGCTTCAATTAAACCAAGCTTTAACTATAGTTTAAAACCTACAGCTATTGGTGATATGTTTGAGAACTTACGTGTTGATATTAAACAGGTAGAATTAGGCTGGTTAAAGAATGCTATTATTGGTGCCGTTAATGATGTATCTAATACATGGGAGGTAGATAGTATTTTTACCCATAGAGCTCAGTTTGAAGCAAGTATAGTTGTAGAATGTAACAAAAGATTAACCAAATGGTTTAATGTATCTCAGTTGAGAACTAATATTACACCACCGGAATCTTTACAAGAAGCTATTATTGCTAAGACTAAATCTATCCAACAAGCACAAGCTGAAGAGCAAAGAGCATTAGCTGCAGTTGCTACTAAGAAGCGTAAGATTGCTGAGGCCCAAGCAGACTCTGCTGAGACCATCATTAATGCTACCGCAGCTTCATTAGCTATGAAACTTAAGCAAAACCAGTTGACTCCTATGTACATAGAGTATGTAAAATGGACTAACTGGGATGGTAAGTTACCTTCTACCATGACTGGTAGTGCAGGAACTTTGCTAAATATCAAATAAACAAATTACTATATGTAAAGGGTATGATTAAGTTCATACCCTTTTTTTTCTTACAGTTATGGATCCCTTTAGAGTAATTGAGCTACGGGCTCAGTATGAAGTCTTATCTCACATTGAAGACATGTTTACACCTAAATCTACACATAAAGTAGCAAAGTATGTTGACAAGAAGATGAGAGATATAATCAAAGAGTTAGAAACCTTTAAACAGCCAGAGGATGGAAAGAAATGTAAAAATTGCTGATTATGAAGATAAACAGCATTTGATGCTAGCTGCATTAAACATGGCAGGATTAGCTGTAGATTATATTACTGTAGATCTAATACACTCAACTTTATTAAAGCTTACTGAAAAAGGTGGGAATATGGATATACTGGATGCTGTAGTTGTTAAAGAAACTCATGCAAAAAAGTGGGAAGAATACTTTAAAAAACAGAACAATGAAAAAGTCTGATGAATTAAAAGAAGCTGCTGCTAGAGAAGACAATGATCTTAGAGCAATGGGTCTTATGAAACAATCCTTAAGAGAAGCTAGGTATGAAAGATTTGTTGAAGATTATCTACCAGCACTTTTGAAAAAAGGTTATGTCATTACAATTAATGAAGCTGACGGTAAGTACACTATTGATACAGAAAGCTGTGGTAAGACATATGGTACAATTGATTATTATCCAAAAGCTAATAACTTGCTAATCCGGAGAAAAAATTCTTGGATTAAACCTGGTCTTAAATGGCTTATTGAAAATCTTTAAACAAGAACAATGAATTTTTTAAACATAGAGATAGCAGAAGACTATGAAACATTGCTTGTGCAATTCAAGGCCTTAAAAAGAATAGCTATATCTCAACAAGCACAACTTGATCATTACCAAAAAAGAGTACAAGAGTTTAGTGTTGAAAGAGTTGTTCAATTAGAAGCTGAACTTGAATCACAAAAAGAGATGAATAGCCTTCTTACAGAAGAGTTAGAAACTAAACAACAAGAACAATGAAAGAAGATAAAGCATGGTTAATATTGCCATTAATAGCATACACAAAGTATTCTAATGGTAATAAGGAAATATCATTTGGGTGGTTGAGAAAAACATTTTTTATTAAATTTTAAACAACAAGAACAATGAAGTTAGATTTTAGAACACAGTTTAAGAAAAGTAAAGAAGGTAATATACACTTTAGTTTTTTATCAGTCAGTTTTGGGAGCAATGCTTTCTTAATTGCAATCTTAGGACTAGTGTTTACCTTTAAACAACAAGAACAATGAAACTATTAAGCAGAAATTGGGGACAATGGACAGACCTATCAACTACGGGGTATATGGGTTACAAGTATGTGCTTCAAGCAAGGAGACATAAAAACGGAAAGCTACAATACCGAGTTGAGAAAAGTGAGGATAGTTACACTTGTACAATCCCAACACTTGAGCAATTAGAAAAAGTAACATTTAAACAACAAGAACAATGAAAAAACTATTTATAGTATTAATGCTATTTACATTGGCTTCTTGTAAAGAACCTAATGTAAAAACTACAAATTCTAGTCATATAATTGGAACATTTGGGCACACACTAGATATTGTTAAAATTGAAGGCTGTGAATATTTCTTTGCAGACTATGATAGAAGTGCACTATTTACACACAAGGGTAATTGTAACAATCCTATTCACAAACTTAAGCAACAAGAACAATGATTGGATTGGAATTAAAAGCCTTAATAGTGATACTTGCTTTAATGTCAGCATTTATTACTGCGGCAAACTATAAAGAAGTTTGTTTTGATAACAAGAGTTATTTATTTGGTCTTATTGAAATTGACGAGGGATTTGTACCACAAAAATCTTGGTGGGTATGGCTTTTTATTACAATAGTATTATTTGCTTATGCTCTTTGTTTAAATGAACAACAGTCAATAATTATAATTTAACTAAACAACAAGAACAATGAAAAAGATAAAATTTGGATACAGACTTATTCAACTTAATTTGCTGTATTGGATTATATACAACACATATTTTGGTTGGAATTTACATCCAGTAAGCAAGGTTGAAGAAAACTTTGATTATGTGTTTTCATTTATTTGGAGAGTAGCTATTATAATATATTTAATGCCACTAGTATCTTTGTATGAATCAGCTATTAAATCAAAAAGCAATGAGAACAGTTTATAAATATCAGTTAGATCTTGGTACAGTAACTATAGAGTTACCAGAAAATGCAGAAATAATTACTGTAGGAAAAGATCCACATGGAAAATATTCATTGTGGGCAATTGTAAATACTGAAGCCGTGAAGGTAAAGAAAAATTTTAAAATTTTAGGTACAGGGAGTGAAGTACCCAACAATGCTTGGTATATTGACTCTTTTATAGATGGAGCATTTGTGTGGCATGTCTTTGAACTTGTGTAATCATGAAGCATTTCATTAAGTTTACTACAGTCTGGATTAGTCAGAACTTAGCTATTCCATTCTGGACTATTGGTCATATTCACTTGATGACTACTGTATACCAAGATATTATGGAGATACTAGCTTCATTTGGTATGAATATCATAGTGGCAATTGGCTTCTGGATAAACTACAGGGATGATAAAAAACAACAAAATGGCACTAATTGAAAAAGTTACTAGAAAGTCTATGATCATAAGACCATCTGGAAGATCTACTGACTTTATCAGTCCTTCTTTTGGATTTGGCTGCTTATATGACTGTACTTATTGTGTGACTCCTGATACTCTTATTACTACTCCTCAAGGTTTAAAAATGGCTGGAGAAATTCAGGAAGGAGATCAAGTAATTTCTTTTTCCCTGGATACCGAGAAAGTTGAAACAGACTTAGTGACTGTAATTGGTCAACGGGATACTGATGAACTTTATGTAATTGAAGTAGATGAACAAACTGTGACCGTAACTGGAGAGCATCCTTTTTATACAAAAAATAGAGGTTGGGTAGAAGCAAAACATCTAACTGAAGATGATGAACTACTTTGTGATACGGGTGATTTAATCCAATAATGTTATTAGGATCAAATACATCTATGTCAGCAAGTTTACAGAACCATCTTGGAATAATGTGATGGTAATCTATGTTATCAGTAGTATTAGTTAATGCACAGTGTGTAAAGTTTAGATTTTTTTTGAGCTTGTACCAATCATTAGACTGATATTCTATAGCATGTGAAGTTCCATGTATATAGTTAGGATTTCCGGGGCCTTGATATCTTTGAGATATAATTTGACCCTGGCTTTTCTTACCAAGCCCTTGTTTAGTGCAATCAGAACAGTAACCTTTTCTAGCTTTAGATTTAGGTGACTGTTCACCACAGATTTTACAGAGAATCCATTTAGTATGAGCAGAGGGAAGTGTTCTATCAATAGTAAATAATAGACCTTCAAACTTTTTCATAGTTCTAAAGTCTCTGTTATAATGCTTACTGGCTTCTTGAAAAGTTCTAAATGTAGGTTTAGACTGTTGATTAAACAATTCAGTATAACTTGTCTCACATGTAGAATTACAATAGGTTGTAGACTTTTTTGTAATTTTACCACAATATTTACAGCTCATGGAGTTAAAATTTAAGAAAATAAAAGTTATTACAAAGATAGCAAAGCAATCTAAGGTTGTTAACTTTTCTGTACAAAAGAATGAAAATTATTTTGCAAATGGTGTTCTTACACATAACTGCTATATGAAAAGACACAAACCGGAAGGATTAACTGTAGCCACTAATACTGGTGATATCCTGACAGAAATAAACTCACATGCTTTCTTTGCTACGGTAGACAAACCAAATCAAACTGGTGAGTTCATTACTTATGATATATCATGCAATGAAGACTTTGCTCTGCATGCTAAGCATCATGACTGGAAAACCATTTTTCAGTTCTTTAAAGATCATCCACTTGCTATGGGTTCATTTGCAACTAAGCATTATAATAAGGAGTTGTTGAATTTTAATCCTGAAGGTAAAGTAAGAATTAGATTTAGTCTAATGCCTTTTGAGTTACATCAACATCTTGAACCTAATACAAGTGGTATTCAAGAAAGACTTTCAGCTGTTAACATGTTTTTAAGGGCTGGTTATGAGGTTCATTTAAACTTTAGTCCTGTTATTGTTCATGATAACTGGTTACAGCATTATGAGAACTTATTTAAAAATGTTGCAGTTATGGCAAAACATTTTGGTTGGGATGACGACAGAGTTAAAGCTGAGGTAATCTTTTTAACTCATAATGAAGGAAAGCATCATTATAACTTAGCTCACAACAAACCAGGAGAAGAACTCTTGTGGGTACCGAAATTGCAAGAAAGCAAAACCTCCCAGTATGGTGGGAGAAACTTAAGGTATGAACATAATAGAAAAGCAGACTACATAAAGCAGTTTGTGGAACTACATGATCAAGTAATACCTTGGAACACAATTAGATATATATTTTGATATGAAAAACTACCCCTTTTGGTTAAATAACCTAATCTATTTCTTAGCAGGAATAGGATTTTACGGAATTTTATTGTATTTTAGTTAATTGAAGCTATGCCAGATATAACAATGTGTACAGGTACTAATTGTCCAATTAAAGATAATTGCTACCGTTATTGGGCTGAGCCTAGTGAGTATAACCAAGCATATTTTTTTAATCCACCGTATGATGAAACAAACAAAAAGTGTAATGAAAAGTGGGAACGCAAAAGAGAACCACAAAGTAGTAGAGATTCAGGTTGAAGAAACTACTAAGTACATAGTACAAAAAAAAGGTTTACTGTTCTGGCGTGATGTCAAAGATGAAACAGGTCAAGTTATAGTGTATGATTCTAAGAGAAAGGCTCAAGCATACATTAACTTTCTTAAGTAGCCGATTACTTGTGTGGCTGTTAGGAAGAGAGATATTTTTAAAGCTGCTTAAGATGGGAATGTTATACCAAGTTAAGAAACACTTAACTATCAGACCTTTAGAGACTTTTGGAACAAAGCATTATCCTGGTTGTACAAAAGAACAGGAACAAATGCTGTTGAATAAAAGATACTATAAGTTTGATGAATTTGAAGATATTGCATTGAGTATGGACTATAGAACAGTTTACCGCAAACTTCCAGAGATTAAAAATTTAGTCAGGGCTATTGTAGAAGAGCACTATTACATGACTAAGAATATTGATCAAAACTTGCATTATTTATGGCATTTATATTATGTTGGTACAAAGGCTGGTGATTACCGGCCTTTTATTTTATTAGCAGAAATACAATTGCTTAAAGCTTTAAATTATTTATCTGAAGATGAAGCCTACAACATGTCTAACATGATGGAATCAGAAGATATAGATAACTTAAATCTTGTTTACCTTTCTATACTTAACCTTAGAAAGAAACGGATAGAAGAACATGGTGAGTTTGACAAAAATGTTTGCTCTGTTGAGTTAAACCAAATAAGAAAAGACTATGCTCATACTATTCTATCTGTAGATTTATTTACCAAAGCTTTTACAAAAAAAAGAATATGAGAGAAAGTGAATTAATTGACCTTGGTTTTCAAAAGGTAGAGATTAATGATGCTGACAGTCAGAATGGCTATGATTACTTTTATTATATTCTACAGGTGTTTGACAATCTTACACTAAGTTCAACAGACAGTGATGTTGTTAAAAATGGAGAATGGTTTGTACATAACTTGGATTGGCCCCGCCAGTTTCAGTTAAGTACAAAAAATGAAGTGATGGGATTTCTTCAGACTGTTATTGGACAAGCCCAATATGTATAACCAACAAATAGTATTTATATGTTTACAGTAAAACTGATTAAACAGGATGGTAAATTAGTTTACCCAGATGATAGATCTAAACTAAACTTTCAGATCTTTATTGATAAGTTACCAGAAGGACAAGAGGTGGAGATCTTTATGGGTCCTACCTCAGATAATGCATCTGTAGCTCAATTAGCTAAAGTACATGCATGTATCAGAGAGCTAGCAAAAGAATCCGGTTATAACTTTGATGAGATGAAGACTCTCATTAAGAGACAGTCTGGTCTATGTTATGACGGAGGAGGTGCTGAATACTGTAAATCATTTGCTGACTGCAGCAAAGATGAATTAGCATTAGCAATTGAAGCTTGTATAGCAATAGGTAGAGATAACTATAATATGGAGCTTACTTAGGCTCCACATAGCCTTCATCACCTGGTTGAAGAACTTCTTTTTCCTCAAACATGTTAGCAGCTATTGATTGTCTTTCAATCTCAGCAAGAAGTAAAGATACAGTATAAAAAGCTTTCTGGAGATCATCCATTTCTGCATAATCTTTTTGCAAGGTTTCTTTTACAAACTTATCTTTATCCTCTTCTTTAATTTGTGTAAATAAGAAATAAGATAAGCCTTTTACCATAAGGTAATAGCTTTTATTGACTTTTATGTCAATAAGAGCATCTGCTTTTAATTCTTTTACTTTGATAGCCATTGTAATAACTTTGTAACAAATTTAATAAAAAATATGAAACAACAACTTGATCTTGAGGATATAAAAGACAAGCTCTACCAAAAGCTAGAGAAATCAGGCTGGGCAGTAAAGCTGAGATCTTTCATCTATAGTAGTGACTTTGATAATATTATCAAACAACTGGCTAGATTATCCACTGATGGCAAAAGATTTACTCCTAAATTAAGCCAAATGTTTAGGGCCTTTGAAGAATGTCCTGTAGATCAACTTAAAGTGGTTATTGTTGGACAAGACCCTTATCCACAGTTTGGAGTAGCTGATGGAATTGCTTTCAGTTGTGGTAATACAAAACAAGCAGAGACTAGTTTAAAGTTTATGCTAGAAGAAGTTAACAGACATGTCTATAAAGGTCATCCCGGATCACTTGATCCAGACTTAACCAGATGGGCAAATCAGGGTGTACTGATGCTTAACACAGCTTTGTCTACTACCGTAGGTAAAATAGGCCAGCACTACTCAATCTGGAAGCCTTTTCTTGCATATTTGTTTGACTACTTGACCTGGAATGTAAATGGTTTAGTTTTTATCTACATGGGTAAAGAGGCTAAGCTATGGGCAGATGCAGTCAATGAAAACAATTACAAGTTTTATGTTAGTCATCCAGCAAGTGGTGCATACTCCGGAACAAACACTTGGGATTCTCAGAATGTGTTTAATGAAACCAACAAGATTCTAGAGAATCAGTATGGTACTAAAATTAAGTGGTGATGACTGAGATATTCAACAGACTGATACAAGAAGATCTTACACCCAATGCATACTATGTTTTGCATTGTATAAAAGAGAAGATTGTACCAAACAGCTTTGTAAACAAACACTTACAAGTTGAGAAGCTAAAAAGAGATAAATGGCTCAATGAAAACTTGACATTGACAAGTAAAAGCCTTATCTTTATGGAAGAAATTAACAGTTTCTTCAAAAAAACCAAGAAGAAAACCACTCAAGCTTTACTAGGTCAGGACTTTATTGACAAAATCCAGGAGTATGTAGAAATATTCCCTAATAGGAAACTCTCCTCTGGAAAATATGCAAGAGTCAATGCCAAGAATCTTGAAGTGAGTTTTAGATGGTTCTTTGAGAACTATGACTATGATTGGCAAACAATCTTGTTAGCCACAGCAAAGTATGTTGATGAATACAGTGTAAGGAACTATGAGTTTATGAGGACTGCACAATATTTTATCAGGAAGCAAAACATAGATAAATCTTTTGAATCTGATTTAGCAACATACTGTGATCAAGTTAATAATTCCTCTGATGAAGACACTAACTATTTTAAAGAGAGAGTTGTATAATGGGAATTAGTAAAAATGTGATCTTAACTTTTTTAGCAATACTAGGTACTGTGATATCTTTCTTCATTGTTGACATGTTTATTATACCAATTACACTTGGTAAATACATTGCAATTGAAGTTGTGATAACTACATTACACTACATGTATAATAAAGCTAAGATCCAGACAATTAACAATTAAGTTATGGCAGATTTATTTAATGGTGCCAGGCCTTTACAGCCTGTGAGTGAAAGAGATGCTTTAAGAAAAGCAATCATGAAGATCAAAGCAAGAAGAAAGGGAGATTTAAAGTCTCTCAGAAGTGCATGGCCCAAATTTAATGATGCTTTTTGTGACGGACTAGAATGGAGAACTATCACTATAGTAGGTGCTAGACCGGGTACAGGGAAAACTTTATTCATGGAACAGTTGCTCAGTGATATCATTGATCACAACAAAGACCAAGAGTTTAGAATTCTTAAGTTCCAGATGGAAATGGTTGATGAAACCAATGGTGTAAGAAAATTGAGTCTGAATACAGGTGCTGATTACAATACTCTGATGAGTAAGGGTGGGATTCCCGTAGATGAAAGGATCTTCTATAAATGTGTTGACTATTACAACAAATCTGAGGAAAGTGATTTTATTAATGTAGTCTATGATGCATGTACTGTTGATGAAATGTGTGCTACCATTCATTATGAGATGGAGCAGAACAAGAAAGAAGATGGGACATATGTCAATATGCTAGTAACAATAGATCACTCAGCTCTATTTAGAGTAGGTAAAGGACAGAAAGACAAGTTTGAGATGTTAAATAGCTTGGGTGAAGCTCTCACCATGATGAAAAAGAAATATCCAGTTGCCTTTGTAGTACTAAGCCAGTTAAACAGAAATATAGATTCTCCAGAAAGACAACGGGATGGTGAATATGGCAATTATGTTTTAGATTCTGATATCTACGGGTCAGATGCTTTGTTGCAGCATGCTGATGTAGTTATGGGGATCAACAAACCTTCTTTAAGAAAGATTAGACAGTATGGGCCTGAAAGATTCATTGTAAATGATGAAGACATGCTTGTATTTCACTTTCTTAAATCAAGAAATGGTACTACTAGAATTAGCTTTTTCAAGCTAGACAGAAGCACCATGAGAATAGTTGAAATTGACACTCCTGCTCAAGCAACAAAGAAAATGTCAATTTAAAAAAGAAAACATGAATGTAAGAAAAGAAAAAGAAAAAGATTTTTTTGTCCGTCACATGGATACCTTTAGGACTATAGGTCAAGCGGATCCATTTTTTATTATCAAGACTGCTTTTTTCCAAAAAGGTAAGTTTGGTAGACAAGTTCAGTTCTTTGAGTCTGAGATTGGTAAAGGAGAAGACATTTACCTTGAGTTCTATGATAATGTCATGGATGATAAGGGAACCATCATTGATGTAGTTCCTTTCTCTGAAGATAGACAATTATTCAAGTACAAGTACAATCCTTTCTATGCAGAGGAATATGAAACAAAATCTGGTACAAATGTTAAAGGTGATCCTTACATTTTGTATACAGTGCCGGTTTCTGAAATGATTGCTGTTCTTAAAGATGGTACTGAGATTACTCATGCTCTCTATGAGAAAAGAAAAACTGAAGCTGAAACAAAAGCAAAAGAAGAGGTTGTTGAACTTCCAAGATTACAGAAAAGTTTATTTCCTGATTTTGAAGAAGAAATGGCACCTAAGAAAGAAGCAGTGTTAGATTTTATTTCAGAGGATGATATTCCTTTATCAGACATGACTTTGAGAGATTTGGCTGCTATTATGCTCATGAAGCCTGTGAGTACTAAGCCTTGGTTAAACAATTTAGTTACACAAGTAAAAAGTGAGATATGAGTATAGTACTTCCAACTAAAAAAGTCAAAGCAGAAAGAACTAATCCTAAGAGAATGGTTATCTATTCTAAACCAAAGACTGGTAAAACCAGTGCATATGCTGGTTTAGAAGACAATCTAATCATAGATTTAGAGAATGGTGCTGACTATGTAGAAGCTTTAAAGATTAAAGTAGGTTCTTTACAGGAGTTACTTGAAGCTGGTAAAGCTATCAAAGAAGCAGGTAAACCATATAAGTATGTTACGGTAGATACTGTGACTGCATTAGAAGATATGGTTATGCCTCTTGCAATCAAGTTGTATAAACAAACTAGCATGGGTAAAAACTATGATGGAGATAATGTCTTGTCATTACCAAATGGTGCTGGTTATTTATATTTGAGACAAGCTTTCTTTCAAGTTTTAGATTTTATTGATACTTTAGCTCCCCACATTATTTTATCTGGTCACATTAAGGACAAACAGGTAGATGATAAAGGTGAGATGGTATTAGCTGCCAATATTGATTTGACAGGTAAAATCAAGTCTTTGATCTGTGCAAATGCAGATGCAATTGGTTACATGTATAGAAAAGGTAACAAAACTATTCTATCATTTAAGACTAGTGAAGAAGTGACTTGTGGTGCAAGACCAGAGCACTTAAGAAATGAAGAAATTGTAGTTTCTGAAATGAATGAGAAAGGTGAACTTGAGTTTCACTGGGATAAAATTTATGTATAACACAAATAAAAAATAGAAAAATGGCATTAAGTACAACAGACTTAGGAACAGGTGGATCAGGAATGGCAAAAACAATTGCTCCAGGTAACCACACATTGAAAATCAACAGTATCTTCTTGGAAGATTTTACATTTATTGAAGGTGCTAAGCACTTGATCTTGAATGTAGAAACAGAGCCAATTGAAGGTTTTGAAGGCTTCATGATTGACAAAGATGATGAAAGCAAAGGAAGACATGCTGGTCAGATTGGTAGAATTAAAGCAAGTCAATATGCATTTGCTGACGGTGAAACTAAATCTGGTATCAAAATTCAGAGAGACAGATCTGTCTTAATCTTTTTACAAAACTTGTGTAAAACATTAGGACTAAATGATTGGTTCTCTGCTCAAGATGGTAAGCATGATACTATTGATGATTTTATCAATGCTTTCAACAAAACTGCTAAGTTCCAAGATATCTACATTGATTTCTGTGTAGCTGGTAAAGAGTATGTTGGTAAAACAGGTTATACAAACTATGACATGTATTTACCAAAAGCTGAAAGAGGTACATATGCATTTGGTGAAGCTGATAGCTCTAAAGTTATCACTTACAATGAAGCAACTCACTTAAAAAGAGCTGAAGTAAAAGAAGTGAACAAATTTGGTGATGATGATGATAATTTATCTATCCCATCTAAGACATCTTCTGATTTCTCCTTAGATTAATATTGATTTATTAATGGGGATGTCAGGAATGGTGTCCCCATTAATTTTTAATTGCCTGTTTATGATTTCAACTAAAAACATAATATCTGATTTGGCTGATGTTCCTAGAGAATGGGTATTTGAATACTATCTTAATCTAAAAGAGAAACTTACAGGCCAAGATATCAAGATATTGTCTGCATTTAATCCAAAGGATAAAGTGCCTTCCATGTATGTTTATTATGATGTAAAGAGCTTGATGTACAAGTTCAAAGATTTCTCTTCTGGTAACCAGGGAGATTCTATTGAGTTAGTTATGCTCTTATTTAATCTGAAGACAAGAGGGCAAGCTGTGGGCAAAATCATAGCTGATTATCAAAACTATATTGATTCTAATGTAGCAGCTCCTAAAGCAGAGTTTAAGTTCCATGACAAGTTCAAAGTTGTTGACTATGAAATGAGACACTGGAATAACTTAGATGCTGTCTACTGGGGTAGTTATAAGATTGGGTCAGGACTTTTACAAAAGTATAATGTTGTTCCCCTGGTACACTTTACTATGGAGAAGAAAGAAGATGATACTACGGTAGCATTTAAGTTCCTCAAACCCTATATGTATGGTTACTTCAGAGAGGACGGGGAATTATACAAAGTCTACATGCCCAAGATCAAAGAAAAGAAGTTCATCAAAGTCCAAAACTATGTCCAAGGCTTTGATCAACTTAAGTATGATTGCAAGTATCTGATTATAACATCTTCTTTAAAAGATCTATTGTGTTTCAAGAAACTTGGAATTAGTAATGTAGAATGCATTGCTCCAGACAGTGAGAATACTATGATTGGAGAATCTGTAATTAATAAACTAATACCACACTATACTAAGATCATTGTACTGTTTGATAATGATGAGCCCGGCATAAAAGCTGCTCAGAGATATAAAGACAAGTATGGTTTTAATTTTGTGGTACTTGACATGTCAAAAGATTTATCAGATTCTGTAAAAGACCATGGTGTTGAAGCTGTGAGAGATAGATTATTACCATTATTAAAACAAGCATTATGAGTTTAGATAACCAAATGGATGAACTTGAAAAATATCTTGATTATGCAAAGAGTTATTTTGATGATATTAAAAGTGAAACTGAGGGTATAATTTCTGATATGAGTCAGACTATACAAATGCTGCAAGAAGAAAAAGAAACACTTGAAGAACAGAATGAACTTCTTGAAGAACAAGCGGAAGACTTATCTAAGAAGGTGGCTATATTTGAGCTAGAAAACATAGAATTAAGATTAAAGCTAAATGCATATGAGTTGGGTTTATAAAGGAAAAGAGTTTAATCAATTTTGTATCCCAGAAGGAGCAATTGGATTTATTTACTCTATGACAGCTATCATTGATGGCAAGTCTGTTGCATACATTGGCAAGAAGAACTTCTATGCTAACATCAAGAAACCTCTAGGTAAGAAAGCTTTGGCTATGTCTACTGATAAAAGGCTGAAGAAATACATCCGAGAGCTTAAGCCTGACTTTATTAACTACTACAGTAGTAACAAGACTCTTAAAGAAGCTCATAAAGCAGGTGTTGTAATTAAAAGGGAAATTCTAATGATTTGCTACTCAGCAATGGAATTGACTTATCAAGAAGTAAAGCACCAGTTTAAGTATGAGGTGCTTGAAAAAGAAGAATATCTGAATGCCAACATTCTTGGCCGTTTTTACAAAACAAAATAGTTATGACAGAAAATGATATAACAGGCCTTCTTTTACAGTTGGCTGACCGTGGTGTGACCGGAATTAGAGTAGAATATTCTGGTGGTGGAGACAGTGGTGCTATTGATGGTATCCATTATACTACTGAAACTTTAGATAAAGATGAAGAAGCTGCATTTGAGTTTATTTCAGAATTATCTATTTATGGTGAAGATGCTGCACCAATATTAAATGATCTTGACAGTGGTATCAGTTCTGATATCCATGATTTTGCCAATGATAAGATTCTTGGTAATATTGAGGATTGGTGGAATAATGATGGAGGTTATGGTGTGCTATCTATTTTAGTTCCTTCTGGTAAGTATAAAATTGAAAGTTCAATTTATACTACTAGCACAGAAAACTATATACATGAAGGTAGTTTAATTAATCAAGCTCTTAAGTAATGGCTCATCCATATGAACATGCTAAATCTAGTGCCCGTAAATGGGGCGGAGAACCATCAGAATATATGCATATTCATGAATGGTTTGATGCAACTAAGGCTTGGATTGGTCACAGCAAACATAGAATGTTCCGTCACCATAGTGAAGGTATATTTGAATGTGAGGTTCATTTTGGAACTCATTTTGTAAATTCTGTAGGCAAAACTGTCTACATAAGATATGTTGGAGAACAACATGTAAAAGAAGACTGCAATGGATACATTCCTACTGCAAAAGAATGGGTTAAGATGATTGAATCAGGAAAACCTGAATTATGGGCTATAAAAACCATGAAAATTGAAGATTAGTTGTTTTTGGTTATATTTATTTGTATATTTATATATAATATAAACATGTAACAATTACAATTATGAAAATACTTCCTGGTTCAGAACAAGAAAAACAATTGATTACCAAATATTTAAACAGTTCACTTAGTATGTTAGCTTTTGCAACACAAGAAGGTTTAAAAAGAGGTATAATTGAAAGAATTGTTAAAAGAAATAACTTAGATAAGATTTATGAAAAAGGTAGAGCTGCTAGTAGTAGAAAAAAATTTGAGCTAAATCAAAAACTTTATACTAAAGATGGAAAACCTACAAAGTTTATATATCTTAATAGAAAAAGTGTTAAAAAGAACAATAAAACATCAACTTTATTGCATGTACAATGTGAATGTGGAGATCAAAAATGGCTTTCTTATAGTGCAGTTATGACTGGTAATACAAGAACTTGTGGTAAATCCCCTTGTTTTCCCTTTGAAGATAAAAAAAATGTGCTTACAAGCCATAAAGGTTTATATAGATCATATGTCTATCATGCAAAGGAAAGAAATCTTGATTTTAAATTAACAGTTGAAGAGTTAATTGACATTAGTTCTAATAACTGTACATACTGTAACAAACAACCCTCTCAATTATATCAAATATTAGATGCTAAAACTAAAAGAGTTAGATCTGGAGTTCCGTTTTACTATAACGGAATAGATAGAGTAGACAATAGTATTGGATATACTAAAGAAAATTGTGTTGCTTGTTGTAAACAATGTAATAGATGTAAAGGCAAAATGACACTTGTAGAATTTAAAGCATGGATAAAGGCTATTCATGATAATTTATTTTAACACTTAAAATTGAAGACTAGTATGATTTTTAGCAAAGAAGAAACAAAGAATCTGTTGGGCATGTTACGCTCTTCAGATAATGAAAATGCTGTGGTGGCATTTGAAGCTCTTAAAGGAGTTGACACAGAAAAATATTTAGGTGAACTTATTGTACTGTACAAGTATGGTAAGAGATCCATAAAAGAATGGGAAGTAGCATGTCCTGGTTGTGAAATAGCAATCAGAAATGCTGTGACTAAATTCACTAAAGAAGAAGGTGCTGAGTTAAGCACTGGTTCTTGTTTATCAGCAATGACTGAAGGTAAAGCTAGTAATGAGTCTATTGAACTTTTCATGGAGTTATTTACTGAGAATATGATTAGCTTCTTAGGTCAGTTAGGATATCCTGCTGAGAAGTTTGAGATTTCCATTAAATTAAAGGAAAATGACTAAACAACAAAGTCTTAGTAAAACAGGTAAAGACCTGATGCTGAAAGAGCCCTATTACGGGTTCTTTCTCATTATGTTAAACAAGCTTTGGGATGACAGAAGAGTCCCAACTGCTGATGTAAGTAAAAATGGTATCAATTATCAGTTATGTATAAATGAAACCTTTTGGATGAGTCTTAGTGAAGAACATAGACTTGGTCTACTTAAGCATGAGCTATTGCATATTGCATTTGGTCACTTGACTACTTACTTTAAGTATTCAGATAAGAGACTGGCAAACATTGCTATGGACATGGAAATCAATCAGTATATTGATAGATCATGGCTTCCTGGAGCCGAATTATCAGCTGCTGAATTTACTGAGCTTAAAGAAGCTGTAAAAGCAGAATTAGAACAAGCTGAAGAAAACAATGCAACACAGGAAGAGTTAAAAGCAATTGCTGATAAACTTCCGCCAAGAGGTGTAATGTTGGAAGATTATGCTGATCTAAATCTGGATGTTAAAGCTGGTGCAAATTATTATTATGAAAAGCTAAGAGAAGCTAAAGATAAGAAAGATCAAACCGGTACTTCAGGTGATGCTAACTTTGATGCTCTATGTGATCAAATGGATCAAGGAGACAATGATGGCATGCCTGATCATAGTACATGGGAAGACTTTGAAAATCTTACTGAAGCTGAGCAAAAGCTGATTGATAAGCAATTGCAGAAAGTATTATCTGATGCTAAAGAACAGACTGTCAAGAAAAGAGGTACTGTACCTGGAGAAATTGAAGGTGTTATTATAGTAGAAGAGATTACTGCAGCTAAGTTTGACTGGAGAGGATACATCAGAAGATTTACTGGTGTTAGTACTAAAGTCTATACTAAGAAGATTAGGAGAAAAGAGAATAGAAGATTCTCTGATAATCCTGGTATGAAAGTAAAGATGAAACAGCACATGCTATTGGCTATTGATACATCTGGTTCTGTTAGTAATGATGAGTTGGTTGAGTTTATGTCAGAGATTCATCATATCTATAAAGCAGGTGTGGATATTACGATAGTACAGTGTGATACCATGATCCGTGATATTTCAGCTTACAGAGGTAAAAATGAACTTAAGATTCATGGTAGAGGAGGAACTTATTTTGATCCTGTCCTTGAATATTATAATGAGCATCAGAGACAGTTCACCAGTCTAGTATATTTTACTGATGGGGAATGTGATGCTTCAGTAAAACCTAAAGGAAATGTCCTATGGGTTTTGTCAGAAAGATCAAGTATGAATAATGACCTTCCGGGGAAAATTATCAAGTTAGAATTATAAAAAGAAAAGTTATGAGTCAAGTACAATTGAATGTAGAAGAATTAAAAAGTTTTATCAAACACATGGTTAAGAATAACCAGCATATTCAAGCTGAAGGAAAAGTTCCTGTAGCAATTAATATAGAAGGTGATGCGGGTCTTGGTAAGACTTCAGCTATCATGCAACTAGGTAAAGAGCTGAATATGCAAGTTGTAAAACTTAATTTATCTCAGTTGGAAGAATTAGGTGACTTAGTAGGTTTTCCTGTGAAAGAATTTCAGATTCAGAATGCTGAAGGGCAAACTAAGTGGATTAATGAAGCTCAGATTGCTGCAGCTCAAAAAGCAGGATTCAAAATTGTAGATAAGCGCATGTCTCATGCTGCTCCGGAATGGATTCAAGGTAAAGGTGAAGGTGGTTTCTTGGTATTGGATGATTATACCAGAGCTGACCACAGATTCATGCAAGCAACCATGGAAATCTTAGATAGACAAGAATATGTTTCTTGGAAGCTACCTAAGAACTGGCATGTTATTTTGACTACTAATCCAGACAATGGTGACTATAATGTTACTAGTCTTGACGTAGCTCAGAAGACCAGATTTATTTCTGTTGAGTTGAAGTATGATGTAAAAGTGTGGGCTAAATGGGCTGAGCAAGCACAGATTGATGGTAGATGTATCAACTTCATGTTGATGAACCCAGAATTGGTAACTCAAAGAGTTAATCCAAGATCTGTGACTACTTTCTTCAATGCAATTAGTTCAATCCCTAAGTTTGAGGATGATCTTCCATTAATCCAAATGATTGGTGAAGGTTCAGTTGGTGTTGATTTCTCTAGCATGTTTACTATGTTTATTAATAACAAGCTGGACAGAATCATTTCACCTGAAGACACCTTTACAAAAGATGAAGCTTATGTAATGGGAGCTTTGACAGGTGCTGTTGGTAAAGATGATGACTTTAGAGCTGATATCTCAAGTGTTATTGCAACCAGATTGATCAACTATTCATTAATGCATGCTGAAACTAAGCCTGTACCTGATGCAATGATTGGTAGAATTATTAAGCTTACAACAGACTGTGATGCCTTTACAAATGACCTAAGATATTACATGGTCAAAGAAATTGTGAATGGTAACAAAAACAAATTCTCTAAGCTAATGATGAATACTGACGTGGTGAAGATGGCTGTCCAATAAGACAAAGCTTAATCATTTTCCCACTAAATAATACATTTAGCTAGTTAAGTCTAACATAAGGGGGGATTAGTCTCCCCTTTTTTAAAATGATACAATGAATATATTGCAAATAAGATCCGGAATCTCATCATGGGATTATAAAAGAGGTATGATTCCTACATTCAGTTTTAAATTACACATAGGAGGTTTTGGACAAGACATCATAGATGATTTATCTCTAACTAAAACACCTTATGTACCTACCAAAGGAGATAAAATCTACTTTTTACCAAATGTAAATGTACCCAGAGTAAAGTTCAAGAATGTATGTGTAGAGCATAATGTAAAAAATGTAAGAGACTTCTTTCAAGCAACTGTTTTCTTTGGTTCAAAGAAAAGTCTTAATGAAATGACAGATACTCATTGGTTATACAAATGCTCAACTAAATACTTTGTGGAATTTTTTGAGCTTGTTAAACACAAAATGGATGAGTATGATGTAGAGAAAACAGAGACAGCTCTTGAATATTATACTGAAGAATTTGTAGCCTTAGATAGTAACTTGTTACAGATTATTAATGAGGAGGAATCTATTATTACAGATGATGATTTTGGATTCAGTGAAAATCTTATGACTGTTAAAGAAGAGTATCAAGACTTGTATAATCACCTTAAGGGTAAAGTTATTCTTGATGAGTCATGTGTAATTAATGTCCTCAATGGTGAAGATGCTACAGAAATTGATGTAAACATGTATAATCATTTGTGTGAGATGTTTGACAGTTCAGACACTGATAATCATGTACTTGCTATGGAAATCATGGCCAACTCTAAGTATGTAGAAAGTCTTGTTTATCTTGAGTTATTGTTCTATAAGTATTATAGTGCAATATCTGATAGACACACCAAGAACCATGTCAACTTCAAATCTTTAGTTAGTTACTTAGGTAAAGACAAAGCTTACATGTCAACTGATATTGATGACATTGCAAAGAGTTTGATTGATAAAGATCAATTCACTACAGATAAGATTGACATTGTCATGAGCTATCTGTCTGATGATATCAAGCTTAGAGGTACTAGTAAGTATTTTGCAGTAAAGACTATTACCGTCCACCCGGATTTTGCTCATGTCTTAAACAAGAACTATGAGTATGAAGTTCAAGCAGATTTTGTACCTACGGTAGTAGAAAGTCCTGAAGTAGAAGAGCTCCCAGCTTATGAGGGGTCAGAGGGACCAATAGGACCACAAGGACATGCTGATCCAGTAGGAGAACTTGGAGCCCCAGGAGTGGATGGAATTGAATCTGTAGAGTCTGAGTTTGCAGCTGAAGACAACTTTGAAGAAGAAGTTGAATGGCCTGTGGAAGAACCAGTCTTTACTGAAGAGGAAGATGAAGCTATAGGAGAAGCAATTGCTGAATTAGAACCAGAATCTATTACTGTACTTTCCGAATCCAAATCAAATAACAATCAAATAGCAACAAATGGCCCTGATGACTTTGAGTGGTTCTGATGAACTTGAACTTTTCTACAAGAAAAAGTTTTACTTTAGTTACAGTGGGATTAATAAGTTATTATTCTCCCCTGTAATGTTTTATAATCATTATGTGCTCAACCAAAGAGAAGATAGTACAGACGCGCACCTGGTAGCAGGGCGTGTCTTGCACTGTCTGTTACTTGAGGAAGAGAACTTTGATGAACAATTTGTATTAATGCCTGGTAAAATCCCAACAGATAGCCAGAAGAAAATTATAGATAATATTTTCAAATATCATTTGACATTAGGAAATAATACCTTAAATTTGTCTGATTACTCTCAGGAAATTCTTACACAACTTCTTACTGTTAACTTATATCAATCTCTCAAGACTGATCAGCAAAGAATTGACAAGATTTTAACTCAGGAAAACATTGATTATTTTCAATTCCTTAAGACTAGTTTAGACAAAACTATAGTTGATGAGCCCACTTTAGCTGCATGTAGAACATCAGTTGAAGTCCTAAGAGCTAATCAAGATATTAGAGCACTGTTACAACTAGACAAAGATGAATTTGACCATACTATTGAAGTTTACAATGAGTTATTTATTAAAGCCGAACCGAGTGAACAACCATTTGGCTTTCATGGAATGCTTGACAATGTTGTTATAGATCACAATACAAAGACTATCTTTATAAATGATTTAAAGACTCTTGGTAAGTCCATACAAGATTTCCCAGATTCTGTAGAGTACTATAGGTATTGGATTCAAGCCATTATTTATATACAGTTGGTTAAACACCACTTTGCAGAGTTTGCAAGCTATGACTTCCAGATTACTTTTATAGTAATTGATAAGTATAATCAAGTTTATCCTTACCAAGTGTCACAAGAAACACTAGACAAATGGAAGTCTGATTTTGATGAAGTGGTGACTAAAGTGGCTTGGCACTACAACAACAAAAGATATGACCTTCCTTATGAACTAGCATTGGGTAATGTAAAATTATAAGTTATGGCTTTGAACGCGCTTTATAGGAAGTACTTCCAAAAATCTAAGATCTTTATGTATCCGCTCTTAGATATACCAAGAGGGTCTCTTGCTGTTCCAACTGAAACATATGTCAGTTGGGAAGGTAAGTATACCTCTGAGGATGCAAAACTTGTTTGTGTCTATCATACAAGTAGTTCTCCTGAGTACATTAACTTTGAAAATAATGTTCTTATGAGACATACTAGACTTTGTGATTATATCAAAGTAGATAGCACAACCAGTATATTTATATTTGACTTTTCTGATTTAAAGGATGATTGGGGCCATTTTATAAATGGTCATTATAGCAAAATCAGTGATAAACTAAAGCGCAAAATTCTGAACTATTTCAATGACAACAGTGCAAATCATGTTTATGTAGAGAGTTATTTGTTCCCTGAAAAGTACAGAAAAGACTATGCAGACCTATTGGCTGTAGATGTTGAATTACTTGAAGAGACCGGTGAGCTCTGTGATAAACCTGATATACTGAAAGAAGAATTATTAATTAAGGTTCCAGATTTGGAAAACTTGAAAATTCTAGATTAATTTGTACTAAATTTAAAAAAACTAACAATGAGTCAAAACACAATGATGCTTGTCCAAGCCACATGGCAAGACACCCAAACCTTTAGAATGATTCCTGTATCAACTGAATGCCCTTATGTTGAGTGCATCTTTGATCCAGCAACAAAAGTATTTGTTATCATTTCTAAGATCAAAAGAACATCTTTACAGATGCTACCTAAGTTGGATGAGTATGGTCAACCAGCAACTGGTTCAAAAGGCCGTAAAGAAGAGAGACATAAAGTTGAGGTCTTCCAAGAGTTTTATGTAGAGCATACAAGTGCTGTGAAAGAGTTAGTAGAGTTGTTTGCAATCAATGCAAAAAGCTTTGACTACAACCAATTTTTGGGTGAACCAGAAAAGAAAAAAGCAAAGTAATAAACTACAACTAGATAGAAAGGGAGTGGTTTGACTACTCCCTTTTTTTATTAACCAAAAAGGGGGAACAGCTTAACTGAACAAATCTATTATGGGACATGTTGAATTTGGCCGATGTGATGTGTGTAAAAAAGACGGACCATTAGTAAGAACATATTGGCATTATCCAATTGCATGTGAATGTCATGGGCCTACACATAATGAAATGAGAAGACATTGTAATACATGTGTACCTCATCCACCACTTTATACAGAGATAAGTGTATCTACAGCAAAATTGCTTGATCCAATCCATGAAGGTTTATTTAAAAAAAGATAGAAATGAGTAGTACTAGAACCCATTGGGTAATGGATTATGAAACTTTAAGTAATTGTTTCATAGCAGTGTTTGAAGACATTAAGTCTGAGCATCAAGAAGTGTTTGTAATACATGAGAGTCAAAATGATCTTATTCCTTTCTTAAGTTTCCTTGACAGAAATATTGTACAGGAAGAGTGGCATGTAAGTTTCAATGGTATTGGCTTTGACAGTCAGATTACTGAGTATATTCTACATAATCAAGAGCAACTTGCATTTATGACTGCTACCGAAGTAGCTAATTTTATTTATGGAAAAGCACAAGAAGTAATTAGAAGACAGAATGAAGGAGAGTTCCTTGAGTTCAGTCCTAGAGATTTGCAGATCAGACAGGTGGATGTATTCAAACTTAATCACTGGGATAATCCAGCTAAGAGAAGTTCATTAAAGTGGATTCAGTACACAATGGATTGGCATAATATTATTGACATGCCTATTCATCACAGCAGTGATATAAAAACAGAACAGATTCCAAGTATCATTACTTACTGTATCAATGATGTCAAGTCTACCAAGCAAATTATGATGCTTAGCAAGGATCAGATAGCTTTAAGAAAGACTTTGACAGAAGAGTATAACATTGATCTATTCAGTGCTTCTGAGCCAAGAATTTCCAAAGAGTTATTCTTACACTTCTTGAGCAAACAGACTGGAATTAAGAAGTATGATCTTAAGCAGATGAGAACTCATAGGCCTAAGATTGTAGTAAAAGATCTTATCTTACCTTACATTGATTTTAAGACAGCTACATTTCAGAATCTTCTAAGAAAGTTTCAGGATGTAGTTATCTATCCAGGTGAGACTAAAGGAGGCTTTAAGTATTCTGTACAGTATAAAGGAGTCAAAACAGACTATGGTCTTGGTGGTATTCATGGAGCAAGGTCTGCTAAGGTATACAAATCTGATGCTGATATGGTTATTATGACCTCTGATGTTACCAGTTTTTATCCTAATCTAGCTATTAGGAATAAGTGGGCACCGGGTCATTTACCACAGAAGGACTTTTGTGATCTGTATGAGTGGTTCTTTGAAGAAAGAAAGAAGATACCAAAGAAAGATCCAAGAAACTATGTGTACAAGATTATCCTGAATTCAACTTATGGTTTATCCAATGATGCTAATTCATTCTTGTATGATCCAGAGTTTACTATGAGGATTACTATCAATGGTCAGTTGAGTCTGACTATGTTGTATGAAATGATTTGTGAAGAGATTCCGGGTGCTGTACCTCTAATGCAAAATACAGATGGTCTTGAGACAATGATCCCAAGAGAGTATGTAGATAAGTATATGGAGATATGCGCGCGCTGGGAAAAACAAACATTACTGCAGCTTGAGCATGACACTTATAGTAAAATAATCTTAGGTGACGTTAATAACTATATTGCTGTTACTGAAGATGGAAAATCTAAATGCAAAGGTAGATTTGAGTATAAAGATTTAGCTCTTCATAAAAACAAGAGCTTCTTGATTATACCAAAAGCTTTGCATGCATACTTTGTAGAAGGAATTGAACCTGAAGATTTTCTTGCACAGAATGAAAATATCTTTGATTACTGTGGAGGAGTGAAAATTAAAGGAGACTGGAAGTTTGTAGAACATGCTATTGTAGATTCTGTTTATCAAAAACAAAACTTGCAACACACTATTAGATATTTTGTATCTAACAAAGGCAGCAAGATTATCAAGACTAACTTGCTTGATGACAGAGAGATACAAGTTGAGTCTGGAAAATGGCTACAGTCTGTATTCATTGACTACAAAGAAAAACCTTTTGCTGAATACAATGTAGATAAAAGATTCTATCTTGAGAAGATCAAGAAAGAGATTCAAAACTTAGAACCAAATAGAAACCAATTAAGCTTATTTTAAGATGCCAAAGAAAATACAAGATTGCACAAAAGCACACTTAATTAGTATTGATTTACCGGTCCATGGTGATAGCTATACAGTTATCAGCCATGAGTCAGTTATGGATATGTCAACAAATGCTCTTACTACAGCAGGATTTACAATTGCTGATGAAGAATACAGAGCTACTGCTGATGGAAATATTGCTCAGGGTATTTATAGATTGACCTATAATAGTGATCCTGAGTTATCTATGATGTTTGCATGGACAAACAGTTACAACAAACAAGTGAGATTCAAATGTGGAGTAGGTGCTTATATCAATAAGACAGGAACTGTAATGGTTTGTGGAGATATGGGTAGCTGGGCCAGAAAACATACTGGAACTGCAGATGAAGAAACACTTAAAACTATCACAGACCAAATTACTAATGCACAGATGTATTATAATCAATTGGTCTCTGATAAGAACTCTATGAAAGATATCTCAATGAATAAGAGAAAGCAAGCTCAAATGCTTGGGATCTTATTTGCTGAATATCAGATTCTTACAACAGAACAAGCTAGTTTTATTAGACAACAGATGGATAAACCAAGTCATGTGTTTGAGGATTCTAATAGCTTATGGGCATTCTACAATTATGTCACATTAGCTTTACAGCTTTCTCATCCTAAGACTTGGATGGAAGATCAGCGCATCTTGCATTATTTTATCTCAAGCATTAACAACTTTGCTCAACCTGCTCCAGTAGCTGCACCAGTTGTGATAACTGAGCCTGAAGTATTTGTTGATCCTAATCAAACAAGTTTGTTAGATCAAATTGCAGAAGTTGAAGCTGAAGAAGTCTCGGAGTATCAAGTCAAGGAAGAACAGGAAGACAAGGTATGTGATGAAACCATCATTTACACCGATCAAGCTGGTAATACATTTGAGACAACTTCAATTGCTCCATGTGTTGGACATGATGCAGAGACTGAGAAAGACTTGGAAGAAGAGATTCTGGCTACCGAAGTAGAGAATTTCTTTGAGGCAGTTGCTCCAGTTCCTTCGTTAGAACCAACTCCAGAACAGTATGAGCAGTTTGAAGCAGAACAAGCAAATCTTGATATTGTTCCTGTTGCTCAAGAACCGGTTATTGTCAATGATGAAGCTGATTTTGATTTAGACTTCAGAGTTGAAGCAGAAGAAGAGGATGAAGAAGACAATGTCTTTGAATTCTAAGACTGATTACTAACTAAAGAGGTAGCATTTGTTACCTCTTTTTTTTATCTTTAACCCCATGAAAAAGTATAATCAACCAGAAGATCAAAGATCTAGAGAAAAGTATGAGTTTGCAATGGCGGCCACTAGTATATCTTTTATTGCTATGGTGCTTATACTAATTTGTTACGCCTTATACTCCGCACTATGAAAGATGCAGAATGGTCAGGACTTATGAAAATTCCTGATGAAGTTGTTATAAGTGAACTTAGAATTAAAGTTGGACAACTTGAGTCATATGTTGAAGAACTTGAAGAGCAAGTAAAAGAAAGAGCTCTTAAAAATGTGAAGCTTACTAAGTTAGAACATCTAGAAAGAGACAATGAGAGACTCAAAGGTTTATTAATGGATGCACAAAATAGACTTGGTGATCTTGGCAAAAGAAATCAAAGATTAGAAACAGAATTATTTAAACACTTAAAACAACAAAATGAAAAAACAGATTGAAGCAGTTGAAGCATTTCACAATGCATTTGGACAAGACAATGGTAAATACCCAAGACCTCTTACTAAAGATGAGTATGAACTTAGACACAACTTAATGCAAGAAGAAAATGAAGAGTATTTAACAGCATGTGATGATAACTCTTTAGTAGAAATTGCTGATGCTTTAGGTGATCAATTGTATATCTTGTGCGGAACTATTCTTAGACATGGTATGCAACATATCATTGAAGATGTGTTTGATGAAATTCAAGCAAGTAACATGAGCAAGTTAGGTGAGGATGGAAAACCAGTACTTAGAGAAGATGGAAAAATCTTAAAGGGCCCTGGATTCTTCAGACCAGACTTGACAAAGTTTATTAAAGTTGACTAAAGATGTTTAAGATTAATCCTGCACAAAACAAAAGATTTTTTGTAGTAGATAACTTCTATGAAGATCCTATGGCTGTAAGAGAGCATGCATTGGTTCAAACTTATTTTCCTGGTGAAGGTGCTGTTGGTGAAAGAACCCGTGAGCAGTTTCTGTTTGAAGGAGTCAAAGAAAAGTTTGAAGAAATTATGCAAATCAAAATTGCTGACCATACTGATGATGGCTTTGGCTGGTATGATGTAGGCATCAATGGCAGATACCAATCTTGTATCGCAGGAGTACCTCAAGTATTCCATTGTGATGCACAACAATGGGCTGCTGTACTTTTCCTTACACCAGATGCTCCACCTCAATCAGGTACAAGCTTTTATAGAAACAAACAGTCTAAAGTATTTCATAATGAGCAGATAGATTGGTCTGTTGGTGAGAATGGTAATGCATTTTCTAAACATACCTTTCTTGATCCAACTCCTTTTGAAAGACAAGATACTGTAGGAAATGTCTTTAATAGACTTGTGATCTTTGATGGAGGCCTAATACATTCTGGTAATGATTATTTTGGTCACAATAGAGAAACAGGAAGGTTGTTTCAAATATTCTTTTTTAATGAGAAAAAATAATGAGTGAAGAACAAGAAGTATCTCAAGACCTGATAACATATATTACTTTGTTATCTGCTATGCAAGTTGTACAGAATTGTACACTTGAGCTAGAAGGCACAATGTATGATCAAGGTAGAGTAAAAGTAAAAACAAAAGAGGCTCTTATTGCCATGACTCAAGCTAATGATAAAAGAAAAAGAAAAATGTGGGAAAATGATTCTCTCATGTCTGCAACTTTTATGCAAGCTATTCATATCATAGGAGAGCAATTAGCAAAAGGTGATGGTACAGCATTAGCAAACATCACAGCTCTGACAAGACAAGGAATTGATTTATCAAAATACAAACTAGTAGAAATTGAAGATGGAACTACTGAACACACACCCGATCAAGAAATCTGATTTAGGCTTTCATGGAAATTTATTTGGAGGTAAACTCCTAGCATGGATTGATGCTGCTGCTGCAGGTTACTCTATGCAATTATGTGACACGCCAAGAATGGTTACTGTGTCTATTGACAAGTGTAATTTTGAAAAGCCGGCAAGAGAGAGTCAATTGCTTAAGATTTATGGTTATCCTACTAAGTTAGGTAATGCTTCTGTTACTCTTTACATGGAGGCAAGAGCTCATAATGTGTACACCGGTAACCAGGCTCTTGTTTTAAAGACCCACATTACTTTTGTACATATTGATGAAGAAGGTAATCCTATTCCAATTGCAGAGAAGGGCAGAAAAAGAATTCAAAAACTTATTGAAACAATAGAATCAAATGAACAAAGCAACTCTTAAAAAACTATTGATTGATGCTTACATGTCTGGAGCTGAATCAGTTTACTGTGGATGCTATGCTAGGCCTACAAAGACAGAAGCTAGAGATTGGTATGACCAAGAATTTGGTGTAGAAGAAATACCGGAGTGTGAATGTTGTGATGATGATGATGATGAGTGAGACTCTTAAATGCTTTACATGTAAGGTTGAAAAACCTCTTGAAAAATATAAACCTAACAGAAGGAAGTATCAGACTAAAGCTTACAAAGGAGTGTGCATGGTTTGTAAAAAATGCAGTCTTCACAAAGCTCTTGTAGAACTACAGATTGTTAGGTATGACTATGAAGAAAATAAGTTTATTATCATCAACTTTAAAGATGCTAATGAAGTTATGGAATTTTTTAACCAAGAAGAAGGAGAATATTAATTAGGGGGACTGTAATGGTCCCCCTTTTTTTTTCTTACCTACCTTGAGCTTTATAACTTTTCTTGTAGTTCTTTGAGCTCTTCATTTTTGAAGTCTTAGTTTTTGCATGCACTCCTGGACGGGATACTTTGACTTTGCTGTAAGCTTTCAGTGGTGTTGTTGCCTTTGCCATTGTTTATTATTTATTGTTTAACCTTTAAGATTTGTGAAAATCTCATTCTTCTTAATTGCCCAGTAAGGACTTGCATTCTTACCAGATAAACCAAATATACTACCTAAATGATTCCAAAGTTTATATTTACCTTCTTCTTGCCATGAGTATGGACCAACTTCTTGTTTATAAATAGCTTTGTCACTACCTGTGATCATGTATCCTAAGTCTTTAAAGATTTTAAGATAAAGATCTAATGTAGGACCCATTACAATGTTACTAGTCTTAGTAAAGTCTAACCACTCACCTACTCCTAATGGAGTCATAGTACTGTTTTCTTTTTGTACCATCATTACTTGATAAAGCATATGATTAGCTACCCAACCTGCATAACCATATTTTGCTTCTCTTTCTTTAAGTTTTTGGAATCTATCTTCATCATCCCCAGAAAAGCCAAACAAAAATATAATTGCCATAGTTGATAATGCAAGTAACATACCTTCTGTAACTATTTCATAAAATGCAGATTTTTCATCTTGAGTCATAATAGGCCAGTAGTTTCTACCGTCTCTTATAAGCTTCACTCCATTTTGTAAGAATGTAACATACTTACCTCTAGTAGCCTCATCTAAATCCCAATCCCATACTTTACCTCCAAAGTTATCTCTAGAAGTATCCATCTGGAATCTTGATAAGAACATACCTGTACCAAACTTTCTAGAGAATGAAGCTACATCATATAACAAGTACTTCTCTGCAGTTGGTGATTCAATTGCTGCTACTGTACCGTTCAATTTTTTGTTAGCACTAGCCATTCTAAGTTTCATCATATTGAACTTAGTATTTCTAGATATAATCAAAGACTGTCCTTCTTTAATATCAGCTCCTTCTTCTAGTTTGTTTTTCTTTAACAACTCTTCAGAAGTCATGTTATATTTCTTAGCAATTGATTCAATAGTTTCTCCTGCTTGTACAATATAATCAGTATAGTTCATTCCCCATTCAGGATTGATACCATCTTTTAATTTAACAATACCATTGTCTCCAACTTCAAATGCATCTATATATCTAATTGGTGTAACAGATCCATCCGGTTGAATTTGATCAACCATTTGCCAATCCATTAAACTAAAGCCTAATTCAAGGGCCCCTTGTACTTCAGTAAGTTTTCTATCTGAGTACATCCAAGCACCATCAATTAAATTTTTGACAGCTGTATTTGTATGAGATCTGTTAGCATCTTTCTTAGTCTTACCTGGAGACATATCAAATGCATCCATTAACTGCATGTCCAAGCTTTTTACACCAGTAGTGTGTGTACC